TTTACTCATTTTTTAATTTCCTTGCGATCAGGATCAATAGTATCCATCTGTCTTTGCATTAAGTCAATAATTCTATTAACGTACTCTTCATTGCCATCTGAGTGAGCAAGCAGTTGCTCTAGATCAACATTCTCTAACATCTTATATTTTGTTGCTTGTTGCTTTTTTTCTTTTTGAATTCTTCTCACAAAAGCAAAATAGATAATTTGTGTGTAATATGCAAAGGGATTAGAAGATTTTTCTGGATCAAATTTGTCAGCAGCAACTAAACAGTTTTCTATACCATCAGAGATCATATCATCTCTGTAACTATAACCAACAAAGTTGCCTTTATAAGATAGATGAGTGGCTATTTTAAGAAAACATTCACCAAGATAGTTTGAAAGCATTGGTTTTTCTTTGCCTTGCTCTTTTGCTTGTTTAACTTTTTCTTTGTGTTCAATTAATGCTGCTAAAAAATCAGCATTGTTTACATAATGTGCAGAATCAGTGGACCGTGGGCTCTTGGTCTTGGTTGTTGTTGTCGTTTCCATCTATGTTGTTTTCACTCTCAAGTTCCTCTAAAATATTTTCAACCATCTCTCTATTGTTTTGAGTTGGCAATGTCTTTAACTGTTGATCATATAAGAATTTTGCATACTGATTAGCTACATCATCTTCTACGTCAACCGCTACAAGTATATTGTCTGTAGGTATTTGTATTATATCATTTTTTGCTATTCTAATCCACAGCTGCATAACATGAGTTTCAATAACAAGTGGACCTCTACAGACTTGCATTTCTTTTACTTGTACTGCATCCATGACAGACAAATACCTATCATTTTTAAAATCATTACAATCATTATCTGTAGTTACGATAATCTCTTCGCCGTTTGATAATTTTAAAAACTTGCAGTAGTTATATTGCACTTATCGGAACCTTTGTAAAGGAATAATCAAATTCTTCATCAGCATATATTTTAATTCTTTCGATCATGTGATAAAGAGTATAATTCTTTCTAGTTTTCCAAGTTAAGTCGTCTCCAATATCAAAAAGTTTGCAATGCGTTTTGTTATCACCCTTTCTCAGTCCTCTACCAATAGATTGTAGATTTCTAATTCTAGACTTGGAAGGAGAAGCAAAAATAATGTTGTGAAGATTTCTTATATTTATTCCTGTACTAAACGTGCCGTAGCTTGCTACAATTATTGCATCATCTTCTTTTTCTGTAATCTGGCGTATGTTCTCTCTTTGTTCTGTATCTGTGCCACCATAAACAAAAAATATTTTTCTATCTCCTGCTTTTGATAAGATCATATCGTATAAAAGTTTGCCTTGCTTCTCTACTAGTTGAAACAGTACTAACGAATTACCTTTTTGAGCTAGTGCTAAGTTTCTGATAAATTTATTTCTTGCTTCCATCTGTACAAGAAAATCCAATTCATCCTTGTACTTTAGACCTTTGCAATCTTTTTTTACTTGATCTGGATATTGCAAGACAATAGCGTATATTTTTAAATCTGCTAGATTGTTTGTATTAATTAATTCTTTAGTGGTTGTAGTACGATAGACAGGACCAAACAACCCTTCTAACACAAGTTTATTAGTCTTACTTCCATCTAAAGTGCCAGTTGTACCATACCTAAAAGGCGTGTTGGTGCACTTTGTCATAATACCAGTTAAAGACTTAGCCTGAAACAAATGACACTCGTCTCCGTAAATTACGTCAAAGTTTTGAAAGAATGGTTTAGGAAGTTTGTAGAGAGATTGCCAAGTAGATATAACAATTGGCATATCACTACTTTTTTCTACTGTACCGTAGATACGGTAGCAATTATAAGAAGCTTTCCAACCATTATTTTGTGAGTATGATTGAAAGTCAGAATACATCTGCTCTACAAGCGACGTAGTTGGTACAATTATAAGCTGTCTTCTTTTATTGAGCAAATGCCATCTAATTAAACAGTATATAATTAACGATTTACCAGAACCAGTGGGCGATAGAAACAGCCTTCTGCCTTCTGTAATCCCTCTATAAACCGATTCTAGCTGATAATCGCGTATTGTATCATTGTTTGGAAGAGAAAGGTTTAAGGCGCCAACAAACTTATTACAGTCATCTAAACTCAATGAATCTTTAGTGAGATTTACATTATCTTCTACTGAGTATTGGTTTACTTCTGCAAAATGTTTTACATAATTAAGTAAACCAACATAGATTGTACCTGTAAGAAGGTGGTATAGTCTAATCTTGCCATCCCACATTTTTGCTCTATACTTTGGATGAAATCTTGCACCAGGTGCTTCGAACGAAAAATGATTGTTTAGTTCCTGAGCGATTGCAGGATCAGTCTGCACTTTAATGTATACATCATTTAATTTATTAATTGTAATTAATGACATTTTTTATTTCTAGCTTTATACTGCCTTTATATTACCAGCAATGCTTATTCTATATTCATCTGAAGTATAGAAAGGATACACTAAATGTCTCAAAGATGAATTAAAAATAATTATTTCGCCCTCTTTATCTTTATCCATAGTTATATGATGTGTACTAATTCCCAAATCAGAGTCCAAAAATACAAATGCAAAGGACGCAGTTGTATTAACAGAGTTAGAGTTAGCTGAACTTGCAAATTTTTTTTCTTTTTCTAAATCGAAAGGAATTTTAAGCCAAATTACAAAACTTAAATCTCCATCGTGTCTATGGATAGGATTATGTTCATATTTTTTTTGAAAATTTATCCACGCTGAAGTTATTTTGTGTGATTTGTTTACGTTTAAACTATTATATTCAAATTCCCAAAACATTCTACTTAAATTTAAAATAAATGGAGACAGTAATTCAATGCCAGGTTCAGGTAAAGTAATTTCGTGTTCAATAATTCCAGCTAATTCAGGATTATACGGATGTGTGTTTTCAAAATTATTTGTTATAATATTATTAATTTTAAAATTAAGTTCATTTAAAATATTTTTTGGAACTTTGGCGCGAAGATACCCTATTAAAGATAGTGGTGTGTAAAGCACTTCCATTAAAAACCACCGTTAGTGAACTTTTGCCAATCTACAGCAGTTCTAATGTCCCAGCTTCTTGAATTTATTGCTTTAATAATTTGTTCTAAAGTATAAACAACAGTCTTGCAATATTCAATTTTATCTTGAAGTGTGTTAAGATCTTGATCACAGATTAAATACTCATCCATTTCGTTTTTAAGTGGCTTGGAACCAAGATATTGTTCCCACTGCAATGAGGCTAGCTCTTCTCTTGAAAGCTCTCCTCTATAGTAGCGATACTTAACTCTTCTTAGGTTATTATAATCGCTTTCAGCTTTACGAAGTTGAAGTTTGGTGTTAGATAAAAGAGTAAGATACTTGGCATGAAGTGTTGTAGTTCTAATTGCTTCGCCGCCAAGTTCTAAATCATTTATCTTACTATCTTCTTTCCATTCGGCTTGAATCTCAGTTAAGCGCATTATAACTTTTCTATATCAATTTCTTCCCATTCCTCTTCTACTACTTTTTCTTCTGCTTTTTCTTCTGCAGCTTGCACTTTTTTAGTAGTCAAAGGAACATCACTATTAAACTGAATGATCATTTCTGGATTACCCTGGAAGCAGAAAGATCCGTAGTGGTTAAGAGATATACTTGGATCCAACCAAATCTCTCCATCCATTGCTTGCCACCTTCTACAAAATGTATAGTCTTCTGAAAGATAGCGTTTGTCAATTGGATCAATCATTGTATCAAACAATGCATAGAAATTATCTTTTAAATCCACGCCACCCATTTGTACATCATTATTATATTTTAGTTCAGGATACTTTTCAATCATCTTAAGAATTGTTTCACGCTTAATCATCATAAAACCAGTACCAGCATCATGCAACTTAATTAAACCATTTTCTACTGCCACTGTCTTTGATTCTCGGTTTTGAAACTTAAAGTTGATTGCATAGTCTGACCCTAAAGCACCAATTTGTTGGTTGGTGTGTTGGCGAGAAGGATCCATTAAGATTCCTTCTTTAATGTGAGACCAGTTAACACCTTTTTTGGGATATGCCCCAACTGCAATGTCTTTATCGTGCAAAAAAAGTTTTAAAAGGTCTTCAACTTGAAACTCAATATCAGCATCAACAAACACTAAGTGAGTATAGTCGGAGTTTAAGAAATATGCTACAAGCACATTCCTTGCTCGAGTAACTAAGCTCTCGTTTGCAATTGTGCCAAAGGCAAGAGGGATTCGGTGCTGATTAAAAAACGTCATTAGTTTGATAACAGACCTAAAATATGGCTCTGTTAATTGACCACCATAGCATGGTGTAGCGATAAAGAATTTATTTTTACGAACCTCTTCAAGGTTCAAAGTGACCTGCTTTGTTTGCATAATATACTCCAAAGAAAAAGAATTATAAAGCTTGAATTTCGAATGTTCTATACCTAAATGAAGCTATTCCTACTAAAAAATCAACACTTGAACTTGTAATATCATAATCGAGTGCTTGTACTGCAACAGGAAACATATCCTTTAAGATAATATTAGTCTTGGGGGAGTTGGCTGAATCTAGTATTGTAAGTGTTCCATCAGAATAGGCAACAGTCTCTAAAGAACCATTTGGTTTTCTTATAAAAGGAAATCTACTCAATCTCTCACCAACAAATCTTGAATAGCTATTATACGACTCTGGGAAGCCTAAGGCAACAAGCCATTCTAGTAATTCTACATAATTTGACATATCTTCAGCAATTAGAAACCTAATTGAAAACTCATCATACGTGAGCTTGTCGCCAATTCTAGGTAGATCGATAAATGGAGTTGGTTGTATTGCGGTGCCTAATTGCAAACCAGGCAAATTAGCTGATTGGCAAGTATATGCAACTTTTGGAAGATCTTTGATTACAAACCTAAAACCATTTGGTCTTAAGTAATCAAATACTGAGGCTGGATTAGTAGTGTTTACATCCAGAATAATGTTTGCTTGGTCTATTTGGAACATGATATATTTATGGATAAAAAAAGAGGGAACTAAAAGTCCCCTCTTTTAAGACCGATCTAAAGCCGGTTCAATTACATCAAGTTTATAACTTTACTACGACGGTAGTACTGGTTGCGGTTAGCAGTAAACGTATCTGCGTCAACTGTACCATTAGTCTGCGTAACATACGGGTTAGCAATCATTCCATAACGGGTCTTGAAGCCAATCTTCGGCTGGAAGCTGTTAGGATCAACTGCACGAACCATCTGGAGAGGAACGTATGGGCAGTAGAAAATACCTGCGTCATAGGGCGAAGTTCCCTTGTAACCAGCAACATAGAACTGGCTAGCAGCACCAAGGTTAGCAGAATACGGATCAACATAAACGCGATAACGACCCTGAAGAATACCAGCAAAGGTATTACCAGTGTCATCAACGTTTAGGTTTGTTTGCAGAGCAGGAGCATAATCAAGAACGCCAGCCATTGCAAGAGCGGAAGCAACGTCAGCCGAGCAGACGATAAAATTGCCCTTACCACGACGTGTGTCTTGACCAATGTGGTTAGCATCACGCTCGATGTTAAAAAGAAGACCCTTAAAGCGCTCAACAGACCAACGACCATTTGAGTCAACGTCAAGGTTAAATGTGCCAGGAACGGCAGTAGCAGGCGAACCTTGCTTAGCAACTGTGTAAATGCGACGAACGACTTCACGGTTGATTTCAAACATGATCTCTTGCGAGAGGATGTTGGAAAGCTCAGACTCAGCGTCAAGACCATGAACAGCCTTAAGGTCTTGTGCTAGTTCAAGTGTGTACTCAGCTTTCAGAGCACGTGTACGAGCTGTAACAGTGGTCTTGTCGATTGAGAAAGACATCTGACCAAAAGCGTTATCAGCGGAATCGCCAAGAGCTTCACCAGTGCCCGTAGCCATAGCGTTACCAGTTGTGTAAGTACCATCAACAGGATTGCTACCAGCATGGGTGGGAGAAGCAACAGTGTAAGGCTGACCGTTAGCTGAATAAGACTGGCCAGAGAAAACGGTGTTGGCTTCGTTAAACAAAGCTTCCGTAATAGCGGTATCAGGACTACGTGTGGTGCCATAGAGCGATCTCATTGCAAAAATGAGGCCGGTAGGACCAGTCATAGGCTGAACGCCGCAAATGTCATAAGCCATCAGGTTAGGCATAGCACGACGAACCAGACCAATAAGGATAGGATCGTAGCGGTCAATACCGTCTGAAGCAAAAGAGTTGTTTCCGGGAGCAGCCTCAGACATCATCTGACGCTCTTCACGCAAAGCTTTCTCTTGGTTTTCTAGCAGAACAGCGGTAACTTGCTTTCTGTAGTTTTCTTTAATTTCTGGAAGATCTGGGTGATCAATAATTGCTCCCCATTTCTTCATTTGTTGTTCTGATAGGAACATTACGTTCTCCTTTTGTTAGTAACTTGGTTATTTATATATTATCGGGACTTGATAGTTTTTGAGAGAGCACTAACGTATTTAGACATCGTATCATTAGTACCTTCAAATACAGGTTCTTTTCCAGTAGTTTCTTCAACCAAAGTCTGCTCTGCAGATTTAGAAGAGTCTTTGGGGAAATAATTCTCCTTAATGACGTTGATCTTCTCTCTGTAAAGTTCTTCTGATTCAAACTCAACACCCTCAACAATTTTCTCAAATTTTTCAATTTCAGTTGATGCAAGATTTTCAGTTTGTTCTTGGAAAATTAACTGCTTCTTTAGTTCAACGTACTGCTTTGCCAATTCAATGTTGTCATTGATTGACTCGTCAAGCTCTGAAGTAAGCGAATCAACTTTGGTTGTAAGCTCATCAAGCACATCGTACTTGTCTTCTGGAACTTCAATATAGCTCTCTTTAAACAATGTTTTGAGTCCTGAAATAAATTCTTCAGTAATTTCAGTTCTTAGACCATTGTCGATAGCAACTTGATTTTCAGTCATCCATTGCTCTACAACATAGTTTAAGAAACTGTCCACTTTCTCTACAAGTGTATCTTTATACTCCTGTAAAGCAGCAGCGTTTTGCTCTTCCAATTTGCCAGCAATTTTTTCCATCTCTGTATTGACTCTTGCAATAACAGCAGCTTCGAAAATTGAAGTAGCTTTAGATTTAAAATCTTCGGAGAGATCTTCACCAAAGATAGAAGCGAGTTCGCCTTTGATATCAACTTCAGCAATTACTTCTTCATTTTGATCTGTAGATTCCATAGCTTTAGTGTAAGTAGCTTTTTGTGACGATCCTTGCATTGGCTGAGACATCTGGCTAGCAATAGTAGGTCTAATAGTGGTGTCCTTAGAAACAGAAGCAGCAGACTTAGCTCCAAGGTTCTCCTCGTCTTCGTCCATTTCAGCGGCCACCTCTTTTTTAGAACTACCCTGCATTGGCTGAGTTGTATCACCAGTAGTTGCAGCAGCTGCAGATTTAGAGCCATCCTTTGACATTTTAGCCGAAGCAGCTTTACCAGCACCAGCTATACCTGGCATTGTCTCAAAAGTAGCTTTTTGCGACGATCCTTGCATAACAAGGGCGTGATCACTTCCATCTGCTTCAGTCAACTGTTCAACACTTTTACGTGTTAACATTTCCTTGATCTTGTTTTCGACTGACATCTATGTCTCCTAAGAATTTGTTTACTAGAGTTATTTATAAAAAAAATTTACTTGATTGTATTTAATAGCTTATGAAAAACACGAAGTTTTGCTTCTTCAAGCTGACGCTTCGAAGCTTTTCGTATTTCTTTCTGTGCTTGCTCAATCTGAACAGACTTCCATGAGCCATTTTCAAGCACCCATTCAGCATTTTCCATTACACCTTGAACAAAAGCAGAAGGAGCAGAGGGATCAGAAACAATATCAACAGTTGAGAGCAAAAAATCATCCTGTACTTCGTTGATTCCATTTCTTTCTTTCAAAGAACCTACACCTCTTAAAGACACTCCAAGTCTTACGCCTTCCCGAATAAGATTTTCAGCAATCTTACCCATTGGTGTACCAAGTATTTTAGCTTTACCAAAAGCATCTTCACCGTTCATTTTTAATTCTGTAATTAAGTGAGATACTTGGTTAAGGTTTATAGTGGGATTTGGAGGATGACCCAATTCACCTAGAGATCTTTTTTCTCTAATAAGTTCTTGATATCTTTCTACTTCTTTTTCTACTACGTTGCGGGGATACATTCTGCCATTTTTATTCTTTTTGTTGGACTCCATAAAAGGGCCAACAATATAAAGACTTTTTTTTCCATCTTCAGAGGCTTCTTCGATGTATTCGACGTTTTGATTAAGTTCTGTGATTAGTTTCATGGTCTTTGGTAGTCTTCTAAGTTTTGTAGGTTTGGTTCATCAAATCCAGGACCCTTAGTTAGGCAAAGTATAACTGTACCATTTGCTCCACCAAAGTTAATTTGAATATTAGCGTTTGCTTTTTCGTTTAAAACAAAGCCATAACCTTGGCTGAAGTTAAAACTATGCTGACCTGCTGTTAATGTGATGATTACATTAGAATTTCCACCATCAACAAAAGATGCAGATCTAGTAATTGTTGTATTACCAGAAACACTAAACAAAATATCTGTAATTGTGCACTCAGCAGTATTTGTTAATGTTTGTGTAATAATACCATTAGCACCTGAATTTGCACTAACATCAACAAGCAAAGAAATTAGGTTAGCATGAACAGTACCAGTACCCTGAGCTTTAACAACAGCTTGGCGTCTAGTCTTTTTTAAAATGGTAGCAGCGGTCATTTATTTTGCCCTAGCCTTTTTAATCTTTCTTAATAGATGAAAATCTTGAGCATCAATTTTTTGATTTTTGTTCATGTCTATTTTGTGTTGGCTACCCGTAAGAGCTTCCATTGCTGGTTGAGGATTACCGGTTCCACCTGCATATGAACTTCCATTAGAATGCCCATGCATTTCAGAGACAATAACTTTTAAATTTTCAGTAAATACTTTTCTAACACCTTCTTTAAATTTTACAGTATACCATTCAATGTTGCCTTCTTCATCTGGTTCAGCATGTTGCTCAGACACACAATTGCCAATACCGTAAATAGCATGCTCTACTTTTTTAGCACAATCGTGTTTTTTCTTCTTTCCGTGCATGGCTTCTTCAACATTTTCTTCAGCCATTTTTTTCTTTTTCTTCATTGCATGGCCATGCATTCTTTCATGCATGATTTGAACATCTTCTGTAAAGACAGTTTCTTTGCCGTGTGAAAATTCAACAGTATACCATTGAATGTTTCCATTCTCATCAGGTCTGGCATGCTCACCACTAACCACAACTCCTTCACCAAAAACATCATGGTAAACGTGTTTAGCACACCAATGATCAACAACTTCTTCATCTTGTTGATTAATATCTTGATCTTCTTTCATTGCTTGCTTGGTAGCTGTGGCCATTTTTACAGACATCCAGTCTTTGCCGTAGCGCTTTTTAAAGTCAGAATCACTCATTGACTGAGCTATTTCTTCTCTCTTTTTCATCTGAGCAGGAGTCATCTCCTTTTCAGCCAAAATAAGAAATGACTTAATGTCAGAGTGTTCTCTAATAGCTTTGAAAGAAATCATTGTTCTGTTTCCTCTTCTTCTTGTTGTTCTTCTTGTTCTACATGCTCTTTATCGTTGTAAAGAGAGTTTGCTATCTCTGTCTTTCTTTGATCTAATACATTAGAAACTTTAAGTGAGAGAGCATCGTCAAATTTTTCTTTAGCAGCAGTTGCATTACCATCTAAAACATCATCAATTAAACTACCAATTAGCTGAGAATCCATATTATTTCCTTAAATGTTTCTTTTATTTATCTATTTATTGCTGAACTTCTTTGCTAAGTTGAGCAGCTTGTAAAGATCCGGGTTCTCCTTGCTGTTGCATTGGTTCAGGTGGATCTTCTTGGTTTTGCTGATCAATCATCTCTATTTCACTATCGTTGAGTCTTAATATGTTTTTCTTAACGTACTCTTTACTAAAGTAAGTTCCAACATACGGTTGTACTTGGTTTAATGTATCAACCTTGTTTCTTAAATTATCAAGATCTTTCATTTCTTGAAAATATTGATCTTGTGCATAAAAATATTTTATATTGTTTCTAATGTCTTTCCAGTCAGCTTCAGTTATAATTCTTTTTAGTACTAACTGTGTCTTAAGTAAGTCATCAAATAGATGGTTGAATCGCTTCCTAAGTCTATTAATAAACTTAGCAAACTTCATCTCGTCATGACTAATCTCAGCAGCACGTCCAAAATTAAATCCAGACTGCTCTTGAAATCTAGACATTGGTATGTTTAGAGATTGATAAACTTTTTTTTGAAAATATTCAATGTCAGCTATCTGACCTAAATTTTCGCCTCCAGGCAATGTAGTAATCTCTGTGCCTCTACCGCCTTCTCTTCTTGGAAGCCAAAAGTCTTCCAACATAGTCATAAACTTTCTATCATCTTTTATTTCACCAGTAGCAGAATCGTAAACAATCTTATTGCGATATTTTGCCATAATGTCTTTCATATACTGCTCTGCTTTTATTTTAGGCAAATTACCAATATCAATATAGAATATTCTTCTTTCCGGTGCTCTTGATAATCTATAGATTACCAATGAGTCAGTCATCATCTTAAGTTGATTGACGGGCTTTATTGCTTTGTGAAGATAGCCCTGAACTAAATTTCTATCTAAATCTAAAATTCCTGATGGACAAAATACCACAGCGTCTTTTGATATCTTTATTCCACCACTATCAGTCATTGCTGGTGGAACACCAGGAGAATAATTTATTCCTTTCTCGTTGTAAATAAAATACTCATTTACAATCTCGATAAGATCTACACCACTTTGTTGCTTTTCTTTTTTTATTTCTCTAACTTTTCTAATTTTTCTTGGATCGATATATCTAAGCTCTAAAATTCCTTTTTCTGGGTTCTTTAGATCAATCATTTTTTGATAGTATAGTCTTCCATCAACATACCATCTTCTAAAAATATCATGAGCTTTATCACCAAAATCTAATAAATTAACTACTTCATAAAATTCATCTCTAATTTGTTTTTTAATTTTATCGCTTACCAACAAATTGTCTAAATTTATTTGCACTGGTGCTTCGTCGTCTACAGCAGCAATAGCTTCTGAAACAATCTCTTCAATAGCATTATCACAATCTGGATAGCGAGAAATTTCTCTATAGCGTGAAATAATTTCAGACTCAGAACGAGCAGAAGCGTCAATATCAACATAGGTGCCATAGTAACCACCATAAGCACCTACTGTTGTTGATATTGTAGAAGCTCCATCATCATAGACCGGAGCTATAATCGATTGATTTTTAAGCTCCGGTTTTTGATCACGAGCAATAGTAAACCCAAATAGGTTTAGGGCCATAATATATTAATAGTTAAGAATTAAACAATACCAGCATTGAAGATCGTACCAAGTACGCTTCCAATGCCACCTCTTGCTCCAGAAACAGTAAACGACTGATACTGCCAGGTGCAAGTAAAAGAAGAAATTTGATCATTAGCACCAAAATCCAACCCAATTGGTGATAAGTCAACAGGGAATGCATCAAGCAACGTATATTGCTTCAATGTATTACCGTTTCTGTCAAGCTGATACACTTCAATGTTTCTTTGATATGCTGCAGGTTGTAGACGACCAACTTTGGTTTGAAGGTCTTCCATTCCAGCCATCCATTGCTCAATACCATTTCTTAGTGTAAATGCTGTGTCGTTAAGAATAGTAGTAGTCCATGGTGCATAAATTCTATCACCAGCAAACTTAACTTCTCTACCCCTATAAAGAACAATGGCTGGGTTTACAACCTGTCCTGGTAATTCAGCAATGTTTACTAAAAAAGGCGATTCTCCAGCTACTCTCGTAGCTTGGCTAACATAAGCTGGAAAAGCAATCTGCACAGCAAACTGGTTAGGGCGAGCGCCTCCGTTTACTAGGGCAGATTTAAATCTTTCTACGTTAAATACTGACATTTGCTATCTCCCTGTTAAGCGCCAACTTCTTCAAATGAAATACCGGTTCTTGTGGCAACAAAGTTTAGCTGAATGAAGTTAATAGAACGAGCAGGCTTGATAAAGATATCAGCAACAAACTCATTTCTATCAATTACTTCACCAGTGTTGTTTGTTTCATCGCAGACCACTTTGAAGTCTGTAATACCACGGCGACCCTGTACATCACGTAAGAATGGTTCAACCAAGTTTCTAAATTGTGCTCTTGTAAACGCATCGTTAAATTCAAACAGCTGGAATTTAGATGCAGTAGCAATTGCTTTTTCGAGAACAATAAACAGTCTTCTTACGTTAATTCTATCAAACGCAGAAGGTTTGGCTAACATTGTTTTATCACCAAACAGAATTGTTCCTTGACCAGGGAACGTAACAACTGGGTTGACACCCTTTTTGTAGAGAGTGTCCCTGTCAGTCTTTTTAGGTGAGTATGGCAACTTAACAACGTTTTTAATATTGCCTCTATTAAAGCCAGCAGGCGAGAACCAAGGATCAGCAACAAAGTCTGTTCTAACAGCAAGACCAGCTGTATCACCATTTAACGGTACATATCTGTAAACATCGTTGTAGCGGTCATACTGATATTTAAATCCAGAATCCATTACTGCGTATGAGCTTGAAGGCAGAGTGTCTCTAAATGCGGTAACATCTGTAGCCTCATCACCAGCATTATTAACAACATCAGCCAATTCTGGTGAAACAAATACGATACAATCTTTTCTAACTTCTGCTACGTTGTTAATAACATAGGTAGCTGTAGTGTTATCAACTGCACCAAGAGGAATTAACGAAATATCGTACAATTCGTCATTAGCAAACACAGCAAACGCGGTTTGAAGATTACCTGAAGACAAGCTATCAGCAGAAACACCACCAGCTAAAGATACAGTTACATTGGAAGAAGTGTTTGCAAACGTAATTCCAGCTGCCTGTGAACCCCAGTTGGAATTTCCAGATATTTTTGTCGGATGATTGCCCCACCAAACATATCCTGAACGGTTGTTAATAACTGTTTTATAGTAGTTATTTGTACCATCGGTAAGTTTAGCATCTGATGCTTTTGAAACAAATGGGTATGTTTCCAAAACTGAATTAGCTGTGCCAGTAAATAATCCATCTTCGTCAATAACAATTACATGTAGCTCATCATTGCTACCACCAACAGAAGCAGCGTAAGTAGAAGTTCCTGGTGCAGAATCAAAGTTCGATGCATACGTCCAAGATGAGAACGAATTAGCATCTGCGAGAGAAACTTTTAATGAGTTACCCAGCGCTCCTGGATATTTGCCAAACCAATCAGTATTAGCAGTTCCAGATGAGTGGTCATTGTCGTAATCATCTTGATTAAGAATAAGAGCTGTAACAGCATTGCCAAAAACGTTAGAAGTACCAGCAGAATTAATTGCAGCTGCTTTGTTTACAACTCTTATTAATTGAAGATTGTTGCCATAGGATAAAAAGTTTGCAGCAGTAAAAAAC